TCATTTTGACGCGGGGACCTTACCGGCGGTATAGCTTTTTTTCCCACCAGTAATTTCATCGGGAGTCAATCCGAGTTTTGCGCCTGATGAAAGCAGGGAGGCCAACCCGAGAAGTAGCTGGGCCTGCGTTTTATCAGCCTTCCTTTTGATGGTCGCCATCGAAAATAGAGACGGATTTTTAGAATATTTAAGGTATTCATCCAAAACTTCCAGCTTATTTAAATAAGCTGCCGACAAGTAATCCTTGGCGCGCTGCAATTCACTCGAAGCTTCTTTATTGTCCAGTACCGGGACACCAGTCCGCTCAATCTTGCCCCATAACTGAAGAAGGTCCTTGTCTATTTCAGATGCGATACCAATGGCCTCAATCTCATTGTTGGTAGTCACGGATTTAATGAATGGAGCGTACTTTTGATCGAAAGACGTGGTCCGCGCAATGATATCATTGTAGAAATCTTGATAGAGCTCCGCATCCGGCTTCTTGGGTTCACTGCATGAAACGCAAAAGATGAGAAACGCACCTGATAATAGGCTTAAAACCACCCTTCGAGGAAAAAGATGGCGTTCCATAGCGTCCTCCTATCAATTACTATTCAAACTCCCTTCCTAAGAACTGGATATAGATCACATTGCCTACTTGCTTGAATTGGTGTCGGCGAGACTTCCTTCTCCTCCATCGGGGACCTCATGAGTTGATTTGAGTCGGTTAACCTCTGTGCGGAGGGATTGGTTTTCCTGGCGAAGTTCACCCATCATTCTTTTCATTTCTAAAAACTCGGCTTGCATCTTTTGCTCGAAAGCACGATTACGCGACTCAATATCGGCCTGCTGTTTTTCCACAATAGTGATCCGTTCCTCTGCGGCTACAGCGCGCTCAAAATGCTGAATATTCAAATAGAGTGCCGTGGCGTAAGAGGTGCCGGATTCCAGCACGCGGGCACACATCGTAAGCGCTTCAGAGACGCGGAATTCTGATTGAATAGTTCCTTTAACGGTTTCAGCATCTTTATATTCTTCCACCTGTTCACGCTTAAACTTTTCACCTTTCCCCGTCAATATCCATTCTTCGCGAACACCAAACTCATTACAGATAGCTGACCGCATAGAAGGTGATAATTCAATTTCACTACTTTCGATTTTTGAAATAGTGCTCTTATCACGGTATATCCTTTGTGCAAATTGAGTTTGCGTAAGCCCCATTCCCTTCCTTAACTCCCTAATTCGTTTACCTATCAGCATACAAAGGCCCGTAAACAACGAAAAGGTGATTATTCAATATTATCTTGACAAAGTTGAATTACTCAACTAAGTAACCGTTATCTAATTATCGCTAAAAAATAGACCCAAGGAGAACAGGAGGAAGCTGATGAGTGACGACTCCACCCCGTACAAAGATGTGCCCAGGGAAGACTTCATTAAGGCCATCCACATCCTCTTACTTAACCTCACGTACATGGTTTCCACGGTTCTCGAAGAATACTGCGACGCTCCTACCAGATCGTTGATCAACCGGGAAATTCATCAATTAGAGCGGGAAGTCGCTTCATTGCTTCGATCAGAGCCGGGTGCTTGCTCATCTCCCAAAGGCCCTTCAAACGGTTTCGGGAAGCTTTTGAACACCTCTCCCGCTAAAAGCCTTAATGAGCTTAATTCTTGGCACGCACGGGAATTGGCCGGTATCGCTGAAAAGTATTCAATAGAGCCCGGCACAATTCATTATTTCCCTAAAGGGCACCCAAGCGGTCTCGGTGGTCTGTCAATCTATTTTCCTAATCGCCCGACTCGGTATCTTTCCGAGCTGCCTGAAGGCACCGATAAAGCTCAGGGATCAGATCCTGGACCATTTGAAGCCCATCAGAACTCTTCCTCGTCGATCTTCCTAATCGGATATCCCCGTTGGTCACAAAGGCCGCGGCGATTGTTACAGCATGCGAAAAATCTTTTTCGTCGATCTTCATAAAGCCTCCAAAGGAAAGGAACCATGACGCCAACCCAGATAAAGACAGCATTCAAAGAGAAGGGGATCACCCAGAGAGCCATTGCCGACGAGCTTGGCGTCTCTGAAATGACCGTCTCCAAGGTGGTTCACCGCATCATTGTCTCGAATCGGGTAATGCGCGCGATCGCGGCGAAACTCGGCGAGGACCACCGCCGCGTTTTCCCGGAATACTACCTGCGCCCCCCGAAACGATCGACATCCAAGGTGCTTTAACGGTTACTTTCTAACCCTGTGGAGGTGTGAAAGTCAATGTCTAAAAGGCGAACAAAAATAGACAGAAATCAGCCGTCGTTGTTCGATTTCGACACTCCGATTCAGGAGTACGAGACCCTTCGGGTCAAGCTGATCGAGGGGCCGGCCAGGCCGAAGCGCGTTGAAAACTACGAGGAGGCATGCATTGAGATCGCGGCGACCGTCAAGACCGCCCTGCGAGCTTCGCAGAAGAGCCGAGAGCAGCTCGTGGATGAGATCAACGCCTACTTCGGCGGCCGCCGTCTTTCCATCCACATGCTCAACCACTACCTGTCGAAGCCGAGCGAATACCCCATCCCCGCCGTTTTAATCTTCGCGATCCAGCACATCACGGGTTCCCTGGAGACGATTTCCCGGCTTGCCCAGGCTGAGGACGCCCGAGTGATCTCCGGCGAGGAGGTGCGCAAACTCGCGATCGGCAAACTGGATGATGCGATCGCGGAGATGCAGCGGCTGAAGAAGGAGTTTCGTGGGATCAGGAAGTAAGGAGCAGGCATGAGCCGGCTTACATCGCCGGTCTTAGATCGACTTACGCCAAAATCATGAGGAGGTAAACGATGGCAAAGGACAAAAGCAGATACAGGATCGAGGCGGTCTGGAAGGCGGGTCAGGTCCTCAATGCCGTGGCCGACGCCAAGGAGCCGATCGGCCCGAGCGAGATCGCCAGGGAGAGCGGCGTCTCGGTCGATACGGCTTTCCGGATGTGCGCCACCCTGGAGGAACTCGGCTTCCTGCAGCAGATCGGCGACCGCTACCAGCTCGGCATGGGCCTGGCGCTTTTCTGGGCGCGGAAAAAGGCCAGCCTGGAAGGAGAAAAGAGCCGGGTCGAGCGCGATCTGGATTCCCTCGAAGTCTAAATAATTCTGAACCGGAAAGGATTCATCATCTATGGCTAACAAAGCGAACGGCACAAAAAACAAAGACGCGAATGTCGAGGCGGCCAAGGAGATCTACGAGGTGGCGCGCCGCGATGCGAATATTGAAATCGAAAAGCTCCGGGGCGACATGGCAGCTTCGAAGGACGAGGGATTCGCCCTGGGCGTCCTCAACCGCAATCGATCGGAGCGGGCCTACTGCGACCTGATCGACGCGATGGTGCTCTATAAGATGAAGAAAACGAAAGACTACAAGAAGACCGGGAGCACCTGGGAGCAATTTTGCGAAGTTGCCGGGTATAGCCGCGCTACCGCCGAAAGAATCATTGAAGATATGCAGCCCGTTGTTGATGCATTTTCGCTCAATTTGAGCGTTTTTTCCGGGGTCAGTTTAAAAGAAATCAGGTACTTAGGTAAAACAAAAGCGCTCACATTGAGCGGTTTTGACGAAAAGGGAAACCTGATCATTGACGGGGAAACGGTACCAGCAACGCCCGAAGAAATTACAGCCTACATCGACCACGTCCGCACCGTTCAACAAGCCCAGATCGACGAAAAGGACGCCGACCTCCGCGCCAAAACCAAGGTCCTGAAGGACAAGGAAAAGGTAATCAACCGCCAGGCCCGCGACCTCGCCAGATACGAAAAGCGGGCAGAGGCCCAGGGCCTCACCCCGGAGGAGGACGCCTTCCAGCAGAAGATGGAGAACCTCCGGACCGCCTTTGATGGTTTTTACATGTGCGACGTCGATCCTGAGCGGATGGAGGAACTCTTTAAAGATAATAACCCCACGCCCCGCATGATCGCGGCCTACCTGACCACTCTCGACTATATGCGCAAGCAGATCCTCGCGGCGCACAGCATCGCCACGGACCGGTACGGGAACCCCGCCATGTGCCCGGAGGACGCATGGCAACCGGGCATGGGAGCCGCGCTCCCGAAAGAGACGATTTCCAAATCGAGAAAATAAGGAGCAGCGCTCATGTGGCAGGAAGACCTGGCAGCGGAACTCAAATCAGCGCAACCAACGGAGCGGCGGCGGATCATCAGCGCATATATCGAGCGGACAGGCCATTCCGAGCAACACCTTTACCGGATAGCCAAGGCAAACGGATTTGTTTCCGGCCGGGAGCGTCGCTCCGATAGCGGCACATTGAAATGCGATCTGAGCGAACGGCAGATCGATTTCGTGGCGGGCCTGATGTACGAGACGGGTCGCGAGAACAAGGGGCCGATCATGCCGGTTGAGCGGGCGATCCAGATCGCCGAGGATTCGGGCTACATCGATCCCGGCCAGGTCACACCTGCCACGATGAACCGGCTCCTGCGCGATCGGCTGATTTCCAAGAAGCACATGAAGGCCCCGGCGCCGCACACCAACATGCGATCACTCCATCCCAACCATGTTCACGAATTCGACGTCTCCGTCTGCGTCCAGTATTACCTCAAGAACGGAAGGCTCGGCATCATGGACGAGCGGGATTTCTATAAAAACAAGCTCGAAAACTACGCCAAGATCAAAACAAAAATGCTCCGCTACGTGCTCGTGGACCATTTCAGCGGGGCCTACTATTTCCGCTATTTCGGAACCTCGGGAGAATCAGCCGAGAACCTCTGGAACTTCCTGAAGGAGGCATGGGCGCCAAAGCCGGCCCTCCGCCTGCCCTTCCGGGGCGTCCCCTTCCATTTGCTTATGGATACCGGAGCGGCAAACAAAGCCCTTGCCATCGTAAATTTTCTGGAGCGCCTGGGAGTGAACATCCCAAAAGGACGCCCCTACAACCCGCGCCGCCAGGGCTCCGTCGAGGTAACGCACGACATCATCGAGGAGTGGTTCGAGTCGTCGCTCCGGCTGCAGCCGGCCACGAGCATCGAGGAGATAAACGCCTGGGCGCTCGATATGATGATCTGGCACCAGGCCAACAAGACCCACACCCGTCACGGCATGACGCGCACCGCCTGCTGGCTGTTGATTCAACAGGATCAGCTCCGCGAGCTTCCGCCCGAGGACATCCTCCAGGATCTCTTTGCCCGACCGGAGGAAGAACGCACCGTCGAAAATTGTGAGATCTCCTTCCGGAGCAATACGTACAGCCTCAAGCACGTTGAAGGGCTCTTCAACGGAGCCAAGGTCCAGGTCGTCCTGCGGCCCTACAAGTGGCCCACGGTCGATGTGCGCTATCAGGAGAGGCTCTATGAGGTTGAACCGATCGAGAAGCTCCCGTCCACGCTCGGCGGCTTCCGCGCAGATGCGGCCGTAATCGGAGAGACATACCGGGCCAACCCGGCGACCGAGGCGCAACGGGCAGCCAAACGCTTCGACAACATGGCCTACGGAGAAGAGAAAAAGAAAGGTGACATCCCATTCGAGGGCCTGCGCGTATTCGGGCACCACGCGGACAAGGTGCCCGTGGAGTTCATTGCCCGCAAAGGCACCCCGATTGAAATCGAGCGCACCGTACCGAAAGAGATCCCGCTCGTGCAACTCCTGAAACGGCTCAAGGAGGAAATAGGCGTGATCCCGCCCGCACTCAACCAGGAACTGAGATCCCGTTACGGATCGACGATAGAAACCAACGAAGCAGAGGAGGTGATCAGAGGCATTCAAGACGGCACCTGGCCGAATGATGGAAGCGAAGCTGTACAGTCCACAGGCTAAACAGGAGGTGATTCTTGTGACGAATAATTCTGCTGCTTACAATCTCAAATTCAGTCCAATTGTACTTAAACAGATCGTGCTCGACGTCGGAATGAGCCAGGGGGCCATTGCAACTGAGTTGGGACTGAAACGCCCGACGATCAACCTGGTTCTGAATCGCGGGTACATCCCGTCCAGCATTCCTGATTTCCAGAAGCGACTGGAAGCGATCATCGCGGCCAACCCGCAGGCCATGCAGTGGCTCATCTCCCGCAATCTGGCTCCTCGCGACATCTGGAGCGCGCTCGGCAGGGATATGCGCAACGCCGTCCCGGCAGGCGCAGGGATGCGGAGCCACGCCTCGCGCCGGAACAATTCCCGGCCGATCTCGCCGGGAGATCCCGAAAACATCACATTCAATCTGGAGGTGGAAATGATCAGCCAAGAAGCAATGAAATACTTCAAGGTATTCCGGAACCCTTTCATCGACGACATCCAGAAGGACAGCGACATCTACATGAGCGACGAGCACCGCTATATTGAGGCGGCCATGCTCGACGCCGCACGGCATGGAGGATTCCTCGCCGTCATCGGGGAGGTCGGATCAGGAAAATCCGTCATGCGCCGGAAGGTGGTCGAACAGCTCAGGAAAGATGGCGACGTAATAGTCATATTCCCGCAGATGATAGACAAGACCAGGGTGAATGCTTCGAGCATCTGCGACGCCATCATCATGGACTTGTCCGAACAGAAACCGCGGATCAAGCTGGAGCAGAAAACGCGGCAGGTCCACCAACTCCTCCTGGAGCGGGCGAAACAGGGCTTCCGGGCCGTCCTTATCATCGAGGAGGCCCACGACCTGCATACCTCCACACTAAAATATCTCAAGCGGTTTTACGAGCTGGAGGACGGATACAGGAAGCTCCTCGGAATCATTCTGGTCGGCCAGGTGGAGCTCAAGCACCTGTTCAACGAGACCACCCACATCGAAATGAGAGAGGTCATCCGGCGCATACAGACGGCGGAGATCCGCGGCCTGAACGGCAATATAAAGCATTACCTGGCCCTCAAGTTCAAGCGGATCGGCGCGAAGGTCGAGGACATCTTTACCGACGAGGCCCTCAACGCCCTCGCCCGGCGCCTCACAACCCAGGACCGCCAGAACAAGACGATCTCCCACGCGTACCCCCTTATCGTGAACAACTATACAGCCCGCGCCATGAATGAGGCATACGAGATGGGCGAAAAGAGGGTCACCGAGGAAGTCATCAACAGGATCTGAGCGGAGGAGCGAGGGATGGCCAGAGGACGACAGTGGAGCAAAAAACGGAAACGGAAAGAGGCCCGCGCGCGCCAGCCGGCCAGGCATCTAATAATTGGCAGGCCGGCTGCCGGCGCCGGAATCGCGTGTCAGGCCAGGGGCGCCAATGTGGACGTCTCGGTCTGCACGGTCCAGCAGTTTCGTCAGCCCACAGCCTGCTACGGATGCAGGCATTACGGAGGATAGAGCTATGATAAAGCCACAGGCATTTTGCGACCGCTGCGAGTCCGTAATCAATGGTTGCGGCTACAGCGTAACCGGTACCATCGGACAGCGAAGAGCGACAATAGAGATATCGGCGGAAATCAATCAAAACAGCCCTGACGTGCGGCACCTGTGCGGCAAGGAGTGCCTGATAAAGGACCTGAGCCACACTATCGACCGCGTATTCGCGGGCAAGGAGGAAAAGCATGGCGACGTTAGCTGAAATAGAAAAACTTACCAAGAGCTTTGCCGAAAGCCGGGAGGAACTGTCCGCGCGGGTCCGCGCCCTGGAGGACGAGATCCACAATATCAAGAAGCGGCACCTCGCGGGCATAAAGCGGAGCGTGGGCACCGTGGCCGAGCGCCAGCACGCGCTCAAGACCGCCCTGGAAGACAGCAAGGATCTCTTCATGAAACCTAAGACCGTCATCATGCACGGCGTTCGGGTCGGGATCACTAAGGGCAAGGGAAAGATCGAGTGGGAGGACGACGCGACGGTCGTGAAGCTCATCAAAAAGTACCATGCCGACCAGGCCGAGATCCTCATCAAGACGAAAGAGACCCCGATCAGAAAGGCCCTGGAGGCCCTGCCGGCTGCGGATCTCAAAAAGATCGGCGTCACGGTGGAAGAGACGGGTGATATCGCCTTCATCAAATGCACCGACTCGGAGGTGGACAAGTTCGTCAACGCGCTCCTGAAAAACGAGGCCGAGATCAAGGAAGAAGAGGACGCGGCGTGAGCAAAGCCAAAATAGAGGACATGACAGTTGCGCAGTTTATCGACCGCTATTACCGTCCGGAGCGGTTGAATTCCGATCCCGGTCGGCGGGAACGGATCATCGCTGACCGGGAGCATGATATGGCGACATGCGGAGAGGCTCTAATCAGCAAGCATGAATCTGTAACGGGCCATATCATTGTGCTCTATGACCCTCGCTGGCGCCCGGAGCGGCATGTGCGTTTATTAATCAATAATGGAGCAGAGAGAAAGCCAGCAAAAAGGAGGAAGCGAAAATGCCGGGACCAGTATCAGATGCCTACCATCCTGAATTCGGGACGGTCGCGAACAGAGATATTGTCGCAGATGAAATCAGAAAGCAGGTTGAAAAGATCGGCAAGGTCCTCGGCCCTCAATTGAAGGAAATCGTCTCGGTATGCGAGGGCAAAAGCGGACAGAGAATAACGATCATCTTAAGTGAAAAGGAATTGCGCGTGATCAGATTCGCTCTCAATTACGCGCTGGATGGCATGTAGAGGAGGCTTTAAATGGGCGTGCCGAGACTGAAAAAAAAGATCGAGCTGAGATACCGGAAGGGTTCGACCGACGATTCCCAGAATTGCAGCCACTGCGAACATTTCGTCAAGGAGCATCCGATTAGACATTTGGGACGAAACGAGATTGTGGCACATGAGCCCCGCTGCAAAGTGATCGGGCTGGGAAACTCCAGGCGCTACCGTATCCGCGCCGATCACCGCTGTGATGCTCATCAGGTGGCGGCATGGTGGAGAAAGAAATGCGATCGGTTTGTGGCCGGTTTGAGGGAGCTGAGAAAAGCGGACTGAGTATATGCAATTGCCATTATTCCATGCCGAGTTCACCCGCGAAGAGGAGGCGGTCTATAGCCTCCTCCGGACCGGACGGAATAACGCGATCCTGGTCAGGAAGATCGCGGCGGAGACGGGCATGAGTGGTGTTGCGGTCCGGAAGATCATACGACGGCTCATCATGGAACACTGCATCCTGATCGGTTCGGCTGTCAGCGATCCTCCGGGTTATTTCATCCCGGAGACACCTGACGAAGCCATTGCGGCGACAAAAACCCTGCGCCACCGCGGGATCATGATCCTGATGCGGGCGGCGAAGCTCCAGCGCTGTTCGATCGAGCTGGTGTTCAATCAGGCAAGACTCGAGTTTGAGGACACGGAAAATGATTGATGATGAATTTAAAAAGGACGCGGAAGAGAGCCGGATCGCGAGATGGGGATTCGCCGCAATCAATGCCTGCCTGAGAATCCGTTTCAGGATCGGGGACGCAGTGACCGTTGCAAAGGGCCGGCTGGCTCTGTTAGCTCACATCATCACGGGCAGGTTCGGAAATGGAAAGAATCCGTGACCGCGTATGCTGGCAATGCCGGCAGTATGGATTCAGGCCCGGTAATCCCAAGGGATGGCGCTGGGCCTGCTGTTTCAAGAAGGGCTTCTGGTTCCCGGAAGCTGAGGATAAGCCAGGAGAGAGAAAGGGGTGTGAAGAATGGCAATAACGGACAGACAACGCATGCAGATCATTCGGCTCCTTGATCGCATGTCCCTGGGAGAACTGAGCGCCTGGAGCAGTGCCATCAGCAAGACTTACCGGCTGCGCCTTGCGGCCGAAGAAAGGAAGCTCATCAAAAGATTCAGGGTCGGGGAGCTGCACGAAAATTGAAACGGGAGGTTTGAAATGAGGCTGGCAAAACCATCGCACGAGATATTGACGGACATCGTTCCTATGGCCGTGCTCAGGAGAATCGAAGCATCAGGTAGGACTTGCTACAAGTCTGAAGAGAGGATCACGTCAGAATCTGCACCAAAATTTATCAAAATGATTCTCGATCGCGGACATGAATCAGTGATCGAGCATGAGACTATCTCCGTCCGATTCATATGCGATCGCGGCGTCTCCCACGAATTGGTCCGACATCGCCTGGCGGCATTCAGTCAGGAATCAACGAGATATTGTAATTACAAAGGGGGAGTCACGTTCATCATCCCGCCCTGGGTTAATATGAAACCAGGGCATTACGATGAAGACGATATCCAAGCGGCTGGTTTTAGTTCCTCCAGGACGGCCTTGCAGTGGGCTTACTTAATGCTCCGATGCGAGGAGGAATACCAGGATCTATTATGCCTCGGCTGGTCTCCGCAACAAGCACGCTCTGTTCTGCCGAATTCTCTTAAAACCGAGATCGTGATGACGGCGAACCTCCGCGAATGGCGGCATGTTCTTCGGCTGCGGACCTCAAAGGCGGCACACCCGCAAATGCGTGAGCTGATGATCCCTCTATTGAATGAGCTGAAAGCGGTTTTACCGGTAATATTCGATGACATCTCGTCGGAGGAATGAACAGATGAAAATCTATATCGCTTCCAGTTGGCGGAATCAACACGCGGTCGAACTGATGACAGACGAACTCCGGAGGCTTGGTTTTGAGGTAAAGAGCTTTGTTGAAAAGGCGGTCAGTGACGAGGGGCGCCATGGGCTGGCCTTTGATGTGGCCGCCTGGATTGAGTCAGAAGACGGCCGAGAGAAGTTTGACTATGATACAAATGGCGCAATGTCATCCGATCTTGTGATCTACATCGGCCCGAGCGGATGCGACGCCTGGGCGGAGATCGGTGCAGCCTATGCCAGCGGACGCCACGTCTTCGGGCTGCGAGCCAAAGGAGAACAGATCGGGCTCATGCGGCGCATGGTGACTTGGTACAATGATTATCGAGACATGATGGATGCTATCTGGGAGCTGAAAGAGATAGTTGAATATAACCATGCCATGCATGACAAGAAAAGGAGAAAGGCGGTGTCGGCATGAATTTCCAATGCCCCTACTGCAAAAAGAAATTGAACCTCATGGAGATGCAACTGGAAGGAGACCTGGGGACCATCATCCGACTCCAGCCCTTCTTCGGAAAAAATGCGGGCCTGGTCTGGGCGTACATCGAGCTTTTCGGAATCACCCCCATGAAGGCGAAGGCCAAGAAGATCAGAATCCTCCTGGAGGAGATCAAGGCGCTTCTCGACGCGGGCGCCTTCTCGTACAAAAAAAAGCACTACACGATCAGCCAGGCGGGTATCTTTGAGGCTCTAACCGCGATGGTGCACCGAAACTTCGAGGATGCCCTGCCCAACCACAATTATCTCAAGTCGATCATGGTGGCCATCTCCGAGCGCGAGGGCAAGGCCGCGTCGGTCCAGGCGGAGAAGGATCTCCGGCAGAACGAAAATGCAGCACGAAATACATATCGGCAAATAGACGAATCGACCAGGCAAGAGAATCTGCAGCGAGTCGGGAGCATTCTGAAAAACATGGGCGAGAGATGAAGCCGATCGATGCGACTCAGATAAAGATAATCCACATCGCCGTGGCCCAGCTTGGCCTCAGCGATGACGACTACCGGCTGATCCTGGATGCGCAGTGCGGCGGAAAAAGCTCCTCGAAGGACCTGACGTACAAAGAAGCGCATGGGCTGATAGAGTATTTCAAGACCCTCGGCTTCCGGGTGAAATCAAACCGACGCCGATGCTCCCTGTGCCGGCCCAGGATCTCCCGCGGCCCTGTGCCGCATAATGTGATTCTGCTTCTCAGCCCTGAGCAGTTGGCCATGATCAACTCCCTGCGGGCGGAGATCCGCTGGCGGTACATGGACGGATACGAGCGGTGGCTGAAAAAATATATGAAGCTCTCCACCATCCGGACCAGCCTGGAGGCGAGCCGGGTAATCGAAGGATTGAAAGGACTGCTCCGCAGCCAACAGAACTGCCGGGCATGCGACATTCGGAACTGAGGAGGCGCAATGCGAATCGTCAATTGGAGACCAGGGAACATTTTAGAGGCTGTCAACTGTTTCATTCCCTGCAAGGATGGCAAAGTTCGTCCCTGCCTGGATGAACGGGGCTGGCATTTGTACTTCTACCGGGAAGGCGACAAGCTGCAAGCATCAGAAGCCATGAAGGGGGTTGATGTCTGGACGGCCTGTAGGGTCCTAAATGAGCATGGCGCAATATTTGATAAACGTAATTGATCGGTTACGGAGGACGATATGGAAAAAATGTTAGTCGTTCTGTTCATTGGGATGATCATGGGTTCCGCGGTGACCCTGATGATCATCGGATTGCTTTTCGTTTCGCACGAGGTGGAACTGTTCATCTCGGGGTGCGGGAAAATCACGGACGGCTTTTCGGAGGAACTGAAGGCCCGAAGGGCGTCGGAGGAAACGGATGGAAAGGTGGCTCGATAAGATCGCCCCGCAGATCACGATAGAAACACTGCCGGAATCATACCAGGAGGTCGCCCGGATTGTCGGTGTTGACAACGCGATCAAGTTGTCGCAGTATCTGGGCGGCCTGGTATACTATTTCCCGCAGCTCGAAAGCCTGCTCCGGAAATATCGAGACGAGTTGATCCGGAGCGAGTTCACCGGCGCTAATCACCGCGATCTGGCGAAGAAGTACGGCCTCACCGAGGTCTGGATTCGGGAGATAGTCCATTCGAAAACCGCCCAGGACCAGCCGGATCTGTTCAGTAACCTCTCCAAATAAATCCCCTAAAGTAATTTACAAAACTACTTTAGGGGATTTTCTTTTTCTTTTCCCATAAAAACTCATTCCGAGACATATCACCTCCTTAGGACCTGATCGGGGCTGCGGAAAACGGGACCGCAGCCTTGACCAGGATTTTCAGGATCATGGGAAATTTCATTCAGTCAGCGCAAGAGACCTTGGACGCCGAGGGCGTGTATTCCGATCATCCGCGCGATCGGGGCGGACGCACCAAATATGGTGTTACCGAGGCGACCTTCAAGGCGGCCCTCCAGCGGGGGATCGTATCCGGGGTGTCGGATGTCAGGGATCTCACGCGCGAACAGGCGATCGCCGTGTTCCGAGCTTTTTTCTGGGATGCGATACGGCTGGACAAAATCAGCGATGACGATATCGCCGGCGAGATCTTCGACACGGCCGTAAATTCGGGTCCGGCAACGGCGGTCCGCATCGCCCAGCTTGCCCTCGAGTACCTGGGAGAAAAAGTACAAGCGGACGGAGTCATGGGGCCGAAGACTATAAGCCTGCTGAACAAGTGGTGCCGCAAGGACCCTCGCGCCCTGTACGTGTGTCTGAACGGATTTCAATTCATCCGGTTTGCGGCTATCTACGATCGGGGATTGATCGAGCAAGTAATGCGGCTGGTCAAGAGCGATCCCTCGCAGGCTGAATTCACGTGCGGCTGGACAAAACGGATTCAGCAGTACAACGGAATTTCAAAGAGGCGGGCTCCCGTACCGGACTGAGACGCCGGGAGCCGCGGCCATGGCTATGAAAGCCCCCCCGCCGCGTTTGCAAGAGCAAACCGGGGGAGGCAAGACAGCGGGTGCTCCGGGTCCTCGCAGGGAAATAAGTCGAGAGTTACGGAGCACCCGCATTTAAAAGGGGGAGGTCAGATGAAAAAAGTAAAAACGTTTTGCCTGTGGCTCTTCCTTCTCGCGGTCTGCGGATGCTCCATCGATGCGGAGTGGACAAAGCACGATTCGCTTTATGCCGGCATCCGGCACGGCGCGTTCAGCATATACGGCCACAGGAGCGCAACCGCCGACGATGCGCGGATCTCGGCGGCGGAAGGCTGGTGGGGAGAAGAAGTTGTTTTGAGGGAGCAGCCCAGGAATGAATCTTTGAGAGAACAGATGAGAGCAGCTTCCCAAGAAGCAGCAGGGGAAGCAGACAGAAAATGCGGTCAGCCCCGATTCAGGCAAAGATAGAGGTGCAACATGGAACGCCCAAAACTTTTACCAGGTGACGAGTTCGCCACGGCCAATCCGATGGCGCTGGGCAAAATTATCAACGTCATCCAGACAGCCAAGGCGGTCGACAACGATTCGGAATACACTCACACAGGCATTATCGTAGATCCCCACGGAGCAACGCTGGAGGCCCTCTGGACGGTAAATTCCCAGAACCTCTGGGAAGCCTACAAGGGGAAAAAGGTCCTGATCGTCCGGAATACAGGCATGACTCCTAAAGTCTTCGCCGCGGGAATGGAGAAAATACAGGGGCACATCGGCCAGTGGTATCCTGCTCATCGCCTCATCCTCCACGTGCTCCATGTGGCCAAGTGGATTCACTGGGACCGCATCGTCTGCAGCGAGCTCACGGCAAAGTTCGAGGCCGGCTGCGCGGAGTATCTCGGCGAAGACAAGGCGGCCGGGTTTATGCGGAACTATTACGGCATCAATCCTGACGACCTGGTGGACCGCTGGAAGATCTCCCGCTATTACACCACGGTGTTCGAGGGGATTGCCGAATAGTGGATGAGATAGATGATGCCCAGGATATGGAGGAGCTTCATCGAGATCTATCGATCAAGAAGATCCTGGCCAGGACGCAAGAGGAGGAAGGGCCGCTAATGATAGGTGGTATCCGTTTCTGCCTGGATTGCGAGGAGCCGATCCCGGAGAAGAGGTTGAAAGCTCATCCCGCCGCGGTCCGTTGTATTACTTGCCAGAACAGAAAGGAGCGGCGCTCATGAGCTGGGAGGAGATCTTGAAGAACCTGGCCTTCTGGGGACCAGGGGCTGTTATTGCCGGGTTGATGATCCTGGCTTTTTATCGCCTGGCATCCGGCTTTATCAAGGGATTTCTCTCGATCGGACAGGATTTCATCGCGGCTCAAAATGAGCAGGCCGCCTCCCTGGCGAAAATGGCCCAGGGGACTGAGGGGCTCCGGGACTCGATCAATGGCTTTGTAAACCGGGACAACCAGGAGCACCGGGAAATGATTCTACTCCTGAAATACACACGGGGAGAGATCAGCCAGATCAAGGAATGGGTCGAGCAGGCTGGTATCGGGCAGGTCAGGGAATCACTGAAAACGATAGTCAAGCACATTCGGGAGAGAAGCGATGACGGACGCTAAGAAAGAGCGGTACCGCCGAATCCGGGGAGCCATCCTGAAGCTCCTGGCCCATGAGCACCCCCATGCGATCGACAGCAAGGTGCTGCATTTTCTCCTGGACGATATCGGCTATACGATGCCCGAGGAGGAAATGGAGAGCCACCTGGCCTACCTGGAAGAGAAAAAATGCCTGCGTGTTGAAAAGAGGAAATCGACCGGCCTGGAGCTCAGGATGATCGTGATCTCTGCTAATGGCCTCGATATCCTGGATAACTTCAAACAGGACTGCGGCGTCGACGTGAGATTCTGATGACGGCGACCAGAGGCAGCTATATCGACGAAAACCGCGAACTCGCCTTCAGGGCCTGGCGTCAGTGCGGGCAGAACGTCGAGCGCACGATCCGGACCCTGAAGGAGGATCACGGTCTGCCGGTCAGCAAGCCCACCCTCTACGACTGGATGGAGAAATTCAACTGGAAGGAACGCGCGGCAAGGGCTGAGGCGGAGGAGCGAAAGACGGGCGATCTTCAAATGTCTTTTGAAGAGAAAATGCTCGCGGGCTTGGTCGAGCAGAAGCAAAAGTATGAGCGTTATTTCGCCACGCTCCCCGATACGAAGCCGGATAACCAGGCCATGTTTGCGTTCACCGCCCTGGTCCGGCTGATTGCGGACGTGCAGAAGCGAATCGCCGACCCGACCGCTAAAGTCAAGAAGACCTCTTCAGAGGAAGCCAGGGGCGCGAAGGTGGTCGGCCTGACAAAAGAGAAGGCGAAAGAGATCAAAGACAAGATCCTGGGGATTCAATGAGCATTCAATCCGATTTCAACCAGGCCAGATCCGAGGCCGGGATTCTTCTTTCCTACCAGGCGAAGTGGGTGGCGGACCAGTTCCCGGTCAAGGTGATGGAAAAATCCCGCCGAGTCGGGATCTCCTGGGCCGAGGCGGCGGATGACGCCCTCTATGCCTCAGAGAAGGGAGACGGCGAAAAGAGAAACGTCTGGTACATCGGCTACAACAAGGACATGGCCCAGGAGTTCATCCTCGATTGCGCCAACTGGGCCAAGGCATACAACCTTGCCGCCTCCGAGATGGAAGAGTACGAGGAGATCGACGAGGAGGAATTCGAGGGAGTCATCCAGACTAAAAAGATTCTCGCTTTCCGGATTACTTTTCAGACGGGCTGGCGGATCACGGCCTTGTCGAGCCGTCCATCCAATTTAAGAGGCAAGCAGGGACGCGTCATCATCGACGAGGCCGCGTTTCACGAGAACCTTGGCGAGTTGCTCAAGGCGGCGATGGCCCTCCTCATCTGGGGCGGCCAGGTCCGGATCATCTCCACCCACAACGGCGACGCCAACGAGTTCAACTCCCTTATCCAGGACATCCGGGCGGGAAAGAAACCGTACAGCCTGCACCGGGTCGATTTCGACCAGGCCCTGGCGGACGGACTTTATGCCCGGATCTGCCAGGTCCTGAAGCGCGAATGGACGCCGGAAGCTCAGGCCGAATGGCGGCAGAGCGTGATCGACTTCTACGGCGACGACGCCGACGAGGAGCTCTTCTGCATCCCGAGCCAGGGAAGCGGCGTGTGGCTCACCAGGGCGCTTATCGAGAAGTGCCTCTCCCCCGAGATCCCGGTCATCCGCTACGAGCAGCCCGCCTCCTTCGCCGAGCTGCCGGATCATATCCGCTACGCCGAGGTGAAGGACTGGTGCGAGGAAGTTCTTCTCCCGCTGCTCAAGACGATCAAGGCGGACCGTAACTGCGTCCTCGGTGAAGACTTCGGACGGTCGGGCGATCTGAGCGTGCAGATCCCCCTGATCGAGCAGCAGAACGCGAGCTGGCGGGCTCTCTTCATCCTGGAGCTGAGAAACATCCCTTTCCAGCAGCAGGAGCAGATCTTCAACTATATCGCCGACCGGCTTCCCCGCTTTCGCTTCGGGGCGCTCGATGCCCGTGGAAACGGCCAGTACCTGGCCGAGCGGGCCATGCAGCGCTACGGCTCCGATCGGATCGCCCAAGTGATGCTCTCCGATTCCTGGTACCGGGAAAACATGCCCGCCTATAAGGCCGCTTTCGAGGACGGGAACATTCTCCTTCCCAAGGACGCGGACATCATCGAGGACCATCGGGCCTTCAGGATGATCAAGGGCATCGCCAAGCTGCCCGAGGTCCGGACCAAGGGGCAGGATAAGAAACTGCGGCACGGCGACGCGGGGATCGCCGGGGCGCTCGCCTGGTTCGCCGCCCGCCAGGAAGGGGGCGGGCGGATCGAGTACGAGTCGGTCCAGAAAAGGGGGGCGTCGGAAGCCTCGGACGAAGACCGGGACGATCGGCAAGGGCGGAAGGACGGATTCCGGGTCGCCCATTCCGGCTTTTCCGGGGTCAGGGGGGCATGGTGAGCCGGAAAACCGAAATCGCCCACAATCGATTTTTCGGGAGCAGGACGGCCTGTGGGGCGGAAATCGCCTTGACACTGTTTATAACACTGTTACAGGCCGCGACGGGGGTATTCTGAGCATGCTTTTTGATCAGTACGGACGGGAAATAAAGGCCCAGAAACCGATCATGGAGGAAATCGCGGTTTCCTCCATCCGGGATCGGTACGGTTCCTACCCCTCCCACGGGCTCACGCCCCAGCGCCTGGCGACCATTTTCCGTGAGGCGGACCAGGGGGATATCGGACGCCAGGCGGAGCTCTTCGAGGAGATGGAGGAAAAGGACCTCCATCTGGGCGGCATCCTGCAGACCCGGAAGCTGGCCGTCTCGGGTCTCAATTGGGACATTCTCCCCGCCTCCGATTCCTCCGAGGACAAGAAGATCGCCGAGGCCGCGATCGAGATGATCGAGTACGTCGAGAACTTCGAAGACTTTCTCCTCGATCTCCTCGACGCGATCGGGAAGGCTTTCTCCATCCAGGAGATGATGTGGGACATCTCCGAGGGGCAGGCGTGGATCAAGAGCCTCGAATGGGTTCACCAGCGGCGCTTCACGTTTGCCTCGGCCGACAAGACCCTCAAGACCCCGAAGCTCCTCACCGACGAGGCACCGATCTGGGGCGAGGATCTTCTCCCCAACAAGTTCATCCTGCACAAGTACCGGGCGAGATCCGGGATAACCCCCCGGGGCGGGCTCCTCCGGCCGAGCGCCTACATGTACCTGTTCAAGAACTACGACATCAAGGATTGGCTCATCTTCAACGAGCTCTTCAGCGTCCCGATGCGGGTGGGCAAATACAAGCCGGGAGCGGGGACGGACGAAAAGGAGGCGCTCAAGCGGGCCGTCTTCAACCTGGGGGTCGATGCGGCGGCCGTCATCTCCGACAGCACGATCATCGAGCTGGTCGAATCTAAACGGAGCGGCAACGCGAACGTCTTCAGCCAGCTCGCCGAGTTCTGCGACAGGGCCATGTCCAAGGGCGTCCTGGGCCATACCGGCAGCGCCGAGAGCACCTCGGGGAAGCTGGGCGGTGAGGTCGCGGCCGAGAACGTCCGCCAGGACCTGGTCGAGGCCGACGCCAAGGCGACCATGAAAACGATCAAGTTTCAGCTCCTCGCGCCCTGGGTCCTGTTCAACTACGGTCCCGGCAAGGGCGTCCCCATCTTCAAACTCCACTTCGAGAAGGAAGAGGACCTGGAAAAGGCGGCCAAGGTCTACGGATTTCTGGTCAAGGACGCCAACTTCGAGGGGATCCCCGAATCGCACATCCACGACCGCTTCGGCATTCCGGTTCCGGAGAAGGGGGAAAGGACGCTCCGGGCGGCGGGGTCTCAGGCTCCGGCAATTCTTCCGCCCGGTAAGGATGGCTTATCGACCGCCAACCGGAGCGCATTTACCAGTCTCATGGTGAACGCGGGGATCGACCCCACGGACGCCTGGATCAATTTCTACCTTGAGCGGATCGCGCCGTCGCTGCAGGGTGCGCGTGAAGGCGCTCTGGGCGAGGTTGAAAAATGGCTGAGGTCCCTGTCTGAGCCTCCGGCCCAGGAGGAGTTCATTGCCGGGATCGAGACGATCCTCGGCACGTCGTCCTCGGCTGCGATCAGCCGCGAGGTGATCACCGATACCGTGGCGGAGATCTATACCGCTTTCCGGGCAGCCCCCGGCGTCAACCTCGCCTTCGGCGGACCGGACGTGCGGGCGATCAACTTCCTCTCCCGGCTCGACCAGTTCTACACGTCGTCGTACCTGAAGAACCCGGACGCCCAGAAGGTTATGCGCAACTTCCTCCAGGAGCGGTATCTGGAAAAAGGCGGAGGACTCTTCGGACGGGGAAATCCGGCGGATATCTCCGAGCTAAGAAGCCTCCTGGGCCAGAAGGTGGCGGAGCTTGAGGACTGGCAGATCCGGCGCATCGTCGATACATCGGTCCAGCGCACTCGCAACTGGGCGGGCCTGTCCATGATGAACGAGGGCGGCATTGCGGAAATCGAGGTCTACGAGCCGGTCAAGGATTGCAGCTTCTGCCGGGCCATGAACGGGAAGATCATCTCCGTGCCGGTCGCCTACAAGCGCATGCAGGCCCAGATGGGAATGACCCCCGAGGAATACGAAGCGGATATCCGAGCGATCGCGCCTGTCGAGGCGAACATCGAGGACATCGTCGGCAAGGGACTGCTGCCGCCCTACCACCCGCACTGCCGGGGCATGGTGATCAAGAGGGTCAAATGAGGATTACGCACAAGATACAGCCGGACCTCGAAAGACTTGCCCGGACCCTGGCCGGAAATCCAAAGGGCATGAGGCGGGCGGGCATGATCAATATCGTGACGGAAGTCGAAGCCCGCGCCCGGAAGAATGCGCCGGTCGTAACATCCAACCTGGCAAATTCCGGAACCAGCGATGTCAATGCGGACGGGTCGGTCGGGACCGTCAGCTTCACGGCCAAGTATGCGGGACACGTCCATCAGGGAACGGGGCTCTACGGCCCGCACAAGAAGAGAATCGTCTCGCCCAACAAGGCGACGATCGTCCCCAGGAACAAGAAGGCGCTCTTCTGGCCCGGCGCATCTCACCCGGTCAGGCTGGTCAAGACGACCAAGGCCCTGTTCTGGCCGGGCATGAAGCACCCGGTCCACTCGACAAAGGGAATGAAGCCGAATCCCTTCCTGCTCAAGGCGGCGCGTGAGACCGACATGGAGAAACTCTTCGTCCAAGGGGCTGAAAACTACCTGGCGCAAAAAGGAGAACGCTGATGGGGAAAAAGCTGCTGGCCTTAGTCTGCAAAGAGTTGGCAGACGTGCCGACCGAAATTCAGGTGATTCCTTACGGCATCAACGTGCAAACAGACAAGGGACCCTACACCCTGGATAACGAGTGCGCGGAGGAAGTCGTCGCCGCTTTTGCAAACAAGCAGAACGACATGGTCATCGACTACGAGCACCAGACCCTGTACGGCAAAGAGGCACCGGCAGCCGGTTGGATCAAGAAGCTGATCAACAAGGGCAAAGGCGGAGTCTGGGCAGTGGTCGAATGGACGGAGAAGGCAAAGCAGTACATCGCCAACCGGGAATATCGCTATGTCAGCCCGGTCGTTTTGCAGAACATCACGGACTTCAGGACAAGGCGGCTCATCAATGTTGCGCTCACCAATGCGCCGAATATCGACGGTATGGTCCCGCTCGTAAATAAATCGGGTTATCAATTCGACTTTGAAAAGGAGGAACCTACTATGTGGAAACTGTTGTTAGCGGCCCTTGGCCTTTCCGAGACGGCGACCGAGCAGGAAGCGGTCGCGATGGTAAACAAAATGAAAGCGATGGTCAATAAGGCCGTCCTCGCGGCCCTGGGCCTGTCTGAAACGGCAACCGAGCAGGAAGCCATCACTATGGTCAACAAACTGAAAACGCCGGTTCAGGTCGTAGCGAACAAAAGCGTTTTGACCGCGCTCGGCCTGGCCGAGACGGCGACCGAAGCGGATGTCACCGGCACCATCATGGCGATGAAGCAGGGGAGCGGACAGGCGGGCGAACTCGCGACGAAGCTGGCCACATTGGAAGCCAGCCTGAAAAAGAAGGACGCCGACGAGTTGGTCGCGATCGCGATGAAAGACGGGAAGATTACCCCCGCCCAGAAGGAGTGGGCCGATGAATACGCCAAAAAAGATCTGGAAGGCTTCAGGGTATTCGTGGCCAAGGCCCCGGTCGTCGTCGTCCAGGGCAAGATCATCGGCGAAAAACCGGCCGAGGGCGCGATCGATGAGGTCCAGCTTCAGGTCAACAAGCAGATGGGGATCGATCAGGAGACCTTCAAGAAGTACAACAAATAACGAGGGCGCGGCCTCAGCGGCCGTTACCGTCAGAACCAAATTGCAGAAGGAGAACACCATGAAAAAGAGTATTGAAAGCATCTTCGGCAGCATGAGGTTTCTCTTAACCCTCATGGTCCTGTGTCTTGTCGCGCTGCTCGTCCGGGCGCTGGGATGGGATGACGGCGGCGCGCCGGTCGTCATGTTCGGCTTATTGGCCGCCGACAAGGCGCTCGAATACACAGACGGTGTGGAGCTGGCCTTCCCAGTCATCAACGCGGACGTAATCTACGGAGGGTCGCTGGTAGCCGTCAATGCCGCAGGCCATGCCCTGCCGGGCTCCGACACGGCCGGGTTGATCTTCGAGGGAGTGGCGTTGGAGCGCGCGGATAATTCCCTGGGCAATGCCGGAGACATATCGGTCCGGCTCAGACGGCGGGGGCTCGTCAAGGTAACGATGGGCACGGCGATCAGCCAGGCCAACGTCGGAGACAATGTCTTCCTGGTCGATGATGAGACGGTGGACCTGGCCGCCAACACGACCCACGACATCTTCTGCGGCATCATCGCCGGGTACATCGATTCCACCCACGCCTGGATCGATATCGAGCCGGCGATCCGCCAGGCCGATGTGGCAACCCACATCCAGGACGCGACCGCCGCGCACGCCGCCTCGGCGATCTCCGTCGCGGATGCGGGACTCTTCACGGCTGCCACCGATGCGGAAGCCGCCCTCGCGGAAATCTACCAGCACCTGAAATCCGCCAAGGGGATCATCAATATCCCGATGCCGGTGATCACCGACGCCGGGGTCGCCCTGGCCGCGTTTGTGTCGGCTGACGAGGCGACAATGGGCTACTGCGTCACCGCCAAGGGTCTGGGCATCCGCTGGAACAACCACGCCACCCCCGGCGCGGTCGGGGCCAAGGTCATCGTCCCGCCCGATGCGGATGTGACGGCCAACATGGTCCTCCACATCCTGGCGGCCAAGACCGGGGCCACCGTGGGCGATGCCACCAAGTTCACTGTCGCCGCCTACAACAACGTGGTCGATGCGGCTTACGACGCCGATGCCACCTTCGGCGGCGATACCTCCGCGATGGTGGGAGACGCCACGGCCAAGGACGTCCAGGAAGTGACGCTCGCCCTGGCCCTGGCCAACCTCGCCGCCTATCCGGCCGCGATCGAGCTGACCATCAAGCCCAAGGACGGCACGCTCGGCACGGATGACGTGATCATGCTGGCCGCCTGGATCGAGTACAAGAAGAAGCTCCTGACGGCATAGGCTGCGAAACAACCTGAGAAATAGCCGGATTGCCCGGAACAAAATAATTTGATCGAGAGACGAAAGGAGAGGATCTCATGTTAGTGAACAAAGCAACCATTGCGGCGGTCTTTGTTTCCCTGAAGACCACGTTCCAGAATGCCTTCGATGCCGCCCCGAGCCAGTGGCAGAAGACGGCCATGCTGGTTCCCAGCGGCTCCAGCCAGAACGATTACGCCTGGCTCTCCGCATTTCCCAAGATGCGCAAGTGGATCGGCGACAAGGTGATCAAGGCCCTCTCGGCCTTCAAGTACACCGTGGTCAATGATGACTTCGAGGCCACGGTCGGCGTGAACCGCAACGACATCGAAGACGACACCCTCGGCATCTACAAGCCCCAGGCGGAAATGGCCGGTTTCAGCGCCAAGCAGCTCCCCGACGAGATCGTGGCAGACCTGAAGAATAACGCCTTCACCAACAAGTGCTATGACGGCCAGTACTTCTACGATAACGATCACCCCGTCGCGGGGGCGTCCGTTTCCAACAAGGGGACGGCGGCGCTTTCGGCCGCCAGCGTCGCCCTGGCCAAGGCCTCCTATGGAGCGGCCCGGCTTGCCATCTCGTCTTTCAAAGACGATGAGGGGCGTCCGCTCGGCTTGGTCCCCAACATTCTGGAAGTCCATCCCGCCAATGAAGAGACGGGCAAGCTTCTTTGCTACGGGGACAAGCTCGAAGACGACAAGCCCAACCCCTACAAGGGCACGGCCGAACTGGTCGTCAATCCGCGCCTCACCAGCACCACCGCGTGGTTCCTGCATTGCACGTCGATGCCGGTGAAGCCGTTCATCTACCAGGAACGCAAGGCCCCGGTCTTCGTCCAGCAGATCGGCGAGGAAAACGACGACGTCTTCAGCCGCAAGCTCTTCAAGTTCGGAGCGGAAGCCAGGGCGGCCGGAGGCTATGCCTTCTGGCAGATGAGCTACGGCTCGACCGGGTTGGGTTAAGCCAAGCAGACTTTAAGTGCACGATTCAGGGGGCGGGAGCCGTCCCGCCCCCTTTTTCCCAAAAAGGAGAAAGGCCATGATTCGAATCACCAGCAAGCAGGAGGGCTTCCGGCGCGCGGGAATCGCGCACTCGATTGCCCCCAGGAAATACCCGACCGATAAATTTTCGCCCGAGCAGCTCAAGGCGCTGAAGGCCGAGCCGATGCTGGTCGTCACGGAGATCCCCGACGCACCGGCCGAGGACGATGTGAATGCCCTCACGATCCCCAAGCTCACGGAGGAGATCCTGGCGATCAAAGCCGACGCGATCCTCAAGGGCCTGAAAAAAGATGATCTGGTTGCGATGCTGCGGGAGCTTCGTGCCAAGAAGGAATAGCGAGCCATGTACAGCGCCCTCACCGATCTGAAGAAACTCCTCCCGGAGGAGACGATCATCCAGCTCACGGATGACGAGAACCTCAAGCCGGTCGCGATCGATCCTGCCAATCCGCAGCACGCGGCGATAATCGGGCGGGTGAATGAGGCGATCACGGCGGCGGACGCGGAGATCGACGGCTATTGCGGGACCAAGTACTCCGTCCCCTTTACCACGATCCCGCGCCTGGTGGTCGGGCTCTCAGTCGAGATCGCGATCTACTATCTGTACGCCCGGCGCGCCATTCCGGAGGATGTCCAAAAGCGCTACGAACGGGCCGTCTCCCGGTTGAAGGACATCGCCAGGGGACTCGTCTCCCTGGGCGTGGAGCCGCCGCCCGCCGCAACTTCCACCGGGGGATCTGAGTCGAACAAACCGGTGAACGATCGGGTTTTCACGCGGGACAAGATGAGGGGCTTCTGATGCTGACCGATATAGAGGAGAAGATCACTGAGCGCCTGGAGGCGAAACTTGCAGAGCCGAAGATCGTCGGGATCGATGAGGCGCACGGAGCGCTCAAGGTCCCCTCGATCGACGTCGTTGTGGGGGGCGGCAAGTTCGAAAAAGTCTCCCAGCACTATAAGCTGAATCCGACCGTCTTCGTGGTCGTCACGTTTCAGAACCTGCGAAGCGTGAAGGACGTGAGAAAAGGAGTTTATCCCATCCTGGAGGCGATCGTGGGTCTCCTGGTCAGAAATACCCTGGGCCTCAAAATTGACCCGCTCATGCCCAGGCGTCTTGACAATATAACCGAAGAAAAAGAGGCCAAGGAGGGGAAGATCGTTCTTCAACTGGAATTCGAAACCGGCTTCGTGATCCCGAAGGTCTCCGATGAGGAACTGGTCGACCTCCTCACGGTCGGCCTGAACTATTATCTCGCGGCGCCGGACGGCTCGATCGACGAGACGGCGGACGCGGCGGACGAAATCACTTTAGGCGAAGAGTAAGGAGGAGCTTATGAGAGTTATCGCGGCCCAGGGGCTTAAATGCCCGTTGGAAGGGAACCCCAGGAAGTACATTACGGACGCGGAGCCGGTCGATGTGCCGGGAACCGCGTATTACAAGAGGCTGGTCAAAGACGGCTCACTCGTGATCGCGCCCGCAAAACCGGCCGGAAAGAAGGAGGCAAAGGCCGATGGCAAGTAAAAATATTTCATTCGACCAGATCCCGGCCTCGATCAGGAAACCGGGGAAGTATTTCGAGTTCAACACCAAGCTGGCCGTCCGGACGCTCCCGAACAACAAGCAGCGGATGTTGATCATCGGCCAGCGCCTGGCGGCGGGAACGGTTGCCGAGGCGGTCCCGACCCAGGTATTCAGCGATGCCGAGGCGCAAACCTATTTCGGCGCGGGATCTATGGCCCACCTGATGGCGCGGGCGGCGATCAAGGCCAATCCCTATCTCGACCTCACTGTCGTCGCCCTGGACGATGCGTCCGGGACGCCGGCAAGCGGAACGATGACCTTCACCGGTCCGGCGACGTCGGCCGGAGCGCTGATCATTTACATCGCCAACGCCAAGGTGGAGATCGCGATCGCCAACGAAGACACGGCGGCCGAGATCGCGGCGGCCCTGGTCGCCGAGATCGCCGATCATCCGGACCTGCCCGTCACGGCGGCGGCAGGCGAGGCGCCCAACACCCACGTGGTCACTTTCACCGCAAAGAACGACGGGCTGTGCGGCAATTCGATCGGCCTGGCTTATGAACTGACCAACGCGGCGGGGGTCGCCTGCGTGATCGTGGTGATGGCCACGGGCGCGACCGACCCGGACATCCAGGACGCCCTGGATGCCGTGCTCGCAGAGCAGTATGAGATCATCTGCACGCCCTTCAACAATTCGACCGACCTGGGCACCTTGGCCGACCACCTGGATCTGGTTTCCGGCGCGATGGAACAGCGCCCCGCCGTGGCCGTCTGCGCGATGAACGGCGCCTTGGCCGACGCAACCACATTGACGGGCCTGGTCAATCACGGCCGGGTTCTGTGCGCGTATCTGCGCTACACGGCGGCCACCAAGCGCCGGAGCATGCCGTACGAGGTCGCAGCGGCGATGGCGGCCGTCATGGCCTACGAGGAAGATCCGGCAAGGCCCCTCAATACACTGGAGTTGAAAGGGATCGCCGTGGCGGATATCGCTGACCGCCTCTCCCGGACCGAGCAGGAAAGCCTGCTGTACAACGGCGTCACGCCCCTGGAGATCGGCCCCGGCGAACGGGTTCAGATCGTGCGGGCGATCTCTACCTACATCCAGGACGCCCAGGGAATACCCGACATATCGCTCCTGGACATCACGACGATACGGACGCTGGACTATGTCCGCAAGGCATGCCGCGAACGGATCGCGCTCAGGTTCCCAAGGGAAAAGCTCTCCAGCAAGACACCTGACAAGGTGAAGAGCGAGCTCATCGACGTACTCTTCAAGTTGGAGGACCTGGAGATCGTCGAGGAGGTCGAGGCGAACAAGGACGGACTGCTCGTGGAGCGGGATCTCCAGGACCCCAACCGGCTCGATGCAAAGATCCCGTGTGACGTGGTCAACGGGCTGCACGTCTTCGCTGGGCGAATCGATCTGCTGCTGTAATCAAAACTGCTTCAGGAGGTAAATTCCATGTCTGAATATGTATCGCAGGTTTTGCTGGAGGTGGACGGCCAGGAGATCGACGATTTCAAGTCGGTCACAGAAAAGGAAGTTGAGATCCGGAAGGTCGTGCCGCTCATGAAAAAATTCGGGGTGGTCGGCACCCGGCCCCAGTACGGTCTTGAAGTCGAGTACGTCATCCCCAAGGATGCCCCGGAATTCGATTTCGAATCGGTTGAGGACGGCACGCTCACGATCGATCTGGAGAACGGGACCCGCAAGCAGTACTCGGGCGTCTATGCTCTCAAGATCGGCGACACCAAGTACGACGGTGAAAACGAAGCGACCCGCACGATCGAGCTGGTAGCCATGAAGAGGACGACATGAGCACGGAAAAAAGAATCCTTAAAATCGGCATCGAACACGGCGGCAAGGTCCACCGGGATCTGGAGATCCGCCCCCGGCTGGTCAAGGACCTGGTGGCGGCCTCCGGTTGCGACCAGGTCGCCAACGACAAAAACACCTACGAGGTGTGCTGCCTGGCCAGCCAAATCGTGAAGCTCGGGGAGATCCCGAAGGAGGCGATCACCGGAGAACTCCTGATGGAGATGCACGCCGACGACTTCGACGTGCTGACCGAAGCGGCGGAGGCGGTCCGGCAGCGGGCCGCCGGCTTTCGCCGCGAGCCAGGGCCAGGAGGCACTCCGAAAGATGCTCCTGGCGCTTCTCAAGCTGGGGTTTAGGCTTGAGGACGTCCTGCAGATGTCCGAGGCCGAGTTGGAGGGCTGGTTACGGGCGGCCGGATTGCTGAAACCCACTAAAACCTACGTCGTTAGAAATAAAAGCAAGAAGCGCAAATGAGAGAGACGATCAAACTTATTTTGAGCGGTGATGGTGCCAAGTTAGACGGCGCTCTGAATAAATCCTCCAACCGCCTGAAAGCTTTCGGCGGGGCAGCCCGCAGGGAGTTCGATTCTCTGCGCACCGCCGCTCGCTCGCTGGAGGGACGGCTCGCCGCGATCGGCGTTTCCTTCGGAGCGGTCGTACTGATGAAGCAATCGGCCGAACTGGACAAGCAGCTCACGCGCATAGGGCAAACGGGCGGGGAAAGCCGCGTCAAGGTGATAGGGCTGCGCAAAGAGCTATTCCGCATGGCCCAGGAAACCGGGCAGGAAGTCGAGAACCTGAAGGCCGGTTTCGATAATGCCGTTCAGGCCGGGCTCAGTTTCAAGGAGGCATTGCCGGTTACCGATGCCGTCAACAAGGCGATGGCGGTGACCGGGGCCAAGGCGGATCAGCTCTCCTCAGGACTCACGGTGGCGGCCACGGCCTTCCAATTCGATCTATCTAAACCGGGGCTTGCCCTTGATCTGTTGGACAAAATGACCGTTGCTGGACGATCCGGCAGGGCCGAACTGGAAAATCTCTCCAGCATTTTCGCCCGAGTCGGCGTGAATGCTTCCCGTGCAGGGATGAGTTTTGATCAAACACTCGGTTTCATCGAGGGCCTTTCTCTTTTGGAGGGCAACCCCGAGCGTTTATCCACCTTGGCTGACAGCACTTTAAGGCTTTTCACAAATTTCCAATACCTTAGAAGAGCCCAACAGGCAACAGGCGTCAAGTTCTTCACTGAGAAGGGAGGCCGTCGAGATCCTCTCGCAGTTTTCCAGGACCTGAAGAAAAAATATGACCTTCTGAAAACAGATCAAGAACAGGAATTATTCATGGCAAGAGCCTTTCAGGGTGCGGATCTCGACACTATTAAAGGTCTGAGTACGCTCCTAAAAGGCGACTATTTGGAAAAGACGAGCCGTATCGTTCAGGACACCAGCAGGGCACCAGGTACAATCAAGAAAGATCTGCCTGATGCGATCGACAATGCCGTCGATCAGACCGGGAGGCTCAAGGCCAGGCTCCGGGAGGCAGCAGACGCCTTCATTCAGCCCATGAACCGGTGGCTGGCAAAGGGGATCTCCAAGCTGATCAACTCCGGAAAGGAAGGCGGACTCGATCTCTCCGGAGGGCAGTTGGCAGCGGGCGGAACGGCGGCCCTGATCGGCGGCTATGCGGCTTACCGCTTCGGCGGAAAGGCCCTGAAGGGGATCATGGGCAAGCTGGGGGGCGACGCGACCGGGATCGCGATGGGCAAGGCGGTCGAGGCGGCAACAGGGGTGACGCCCGTTTATGTCACCAACTGGCCGGGCTCGATCGTCCCAGGAGGGCCGGGAACGGGATGGGGTGGAAAAATACCCGGCGGACCTATCCCCGGCCCTGCAGGGAAGTTAGGAAAGCTTGGAAAGATGCTGCCGTGGCTTATGCGAGGCGGGGCGGCTGCATTGCCTTTCTTGATGTCTCCGGCTGGGCTGGGCATCTTGGCGGTTGGGGGAGTTGCGGCAGGTCTCGGATATCTTGCTACTCGTGATGCGTCGCCTCATTTTGAAGGCAGCAGCAGTGAAGCGCTCGATTCCATGACACGCGATTATAGAGGCCAGGAATCCACAATGGTCCAAAACAACGTCCCCATCACCATCAACGTGGACCCGTCTCTCCGGGTGACGGCGACTACCCAGGACCTGAATACACGGGTTGATCTCAAACGGGGCAAATTCTGATGCCGGAGCCGGACAAATACAAAGCCTCTATTGACGACGTCTTCGAGTTCGATTGCGAGACGATCGAGGATTCGTTCGAAAAGGCTATCGCCCGCCACGAATTCCCCTACCGATCGGGCGCTCTCCTGGAGGACATGGGGCAGAAGGCCCGCGTGGTCAAGATCCGCTGCTTTTTCCTGAATGAGTGGTACGAGACCCACAAGAGCTTTATCAACTACATCGACATGACGGACCATGAATACGAGCTGACCCATCCCAAATACGGGCTGATCAAGGGGCAGATCGAATCGATGGTGGTGCGCCATGACGACCGCGAGCTGACGGCGGAGATCGACCTCACCTTTGTGGAGCAGATGCGTGGGGTGATCGACACCGTCTTTGCGCCTCCGGTCGATGCCTGGACCGAGGAGGCTTACCAGGCCGGCCAGGACGAGCTGACCGAGGAGGTCACGAAGGACATCTGGGATGAGTACCTGGAGGACTTTGACGAACTGCTCAAGGAGATCGACCCCACCCAGACGACGCTCTTCCAGCAGTTCAGCGGCCTGAGCAAAAAAGCCCAAAATTTTGTGAAGACAGTTGACCGCTACGTGGCGCGGCTGAAATCGACCTTGAACACCATCCAATCCCCGGCCAATTCGCTGGTCAGCACGATCACCTATGCGACAAACCTGCCCGGCGTGGTGATCGGGAGCCTGGCCGGGACCGTCGAGCGCTATGCCCTGCTTTATAACACGATCCGGAACGCCCCGGACCGGTTTCTGCAGAGCTTTCGAAACGGCGTAGCCGAGCTGGAGGACGCCTTCGGAGAGTTCGGCAAATACACCCGGACGGCCAAGGCCCAGCGGGCGGCGGTCGAGGTGGGTGCGATCTTCAAGGAAGACCAGGTCAAGGACGCGGCAGCGCGGCAGCAGGCGCAGGTGAAAACCTTCTCTCCGCTCGGACGTCCGCAGAAGGCGATCGCCGAGCCGGAGCAGATCCTCACCGTCACGGAAATCGAGGCCGCCCTGGCAATCGTCCGCACGGATCTCCAGGTGGCGATCGACGAGTCCCGATCGATGCAGTCCCTGAAGACGATGGCGGCCGCCTTGACCGATCACGTGATCGCCATCAAGAAAAGCCGTCCGCCTTTGATTGCCGTGCAGATCGACCCGGCGATGCCGCTCCATCTGATCTGCCTCAAATACGGCCTGCCCTACAAAGAGGCCGAGCAGATCCTGGCGATCAACCGGATTCGGCACCCGAGCTTTGTATCCGGAGAGGTGCAGGTCTATGCCCGATAGCGTGCGACTCCAGATCGGCGGCCAGCGCATCGAGAACTTCCTCTCCTACTCGATCGAGGCGGACCTCTACACGGCGGACGATGCGTTCAGCCTGGAGCTGGCAAATCCTGAAATCAAGGTGACGCCCGGCCAGCGTTGCGAGATCCATGTCAACGATCAGCGGGAGCTGACCGGCATCATCGACCGGGTCACCCCCAGCTACGACAAGTCCGGCTCGCGGCTCCGGGTGGAAGGGCGGGATCTCTGCGGGCTCCTCACCGATTCCTACTGCGAGGAGTTCATCGATGTGCGGGGCATGACGGTGAAGGCCCTTGCCGAACGGCTGCTGCGGACGGTCCCGCTTATCAGGCGCAAGGACATTGTTTATCAGGATAACATCAGGGGGAATCTCAAGAAGAAAAAGGGCCGCGGCGCAGCACTGGCAGGATTCGACACCGCTCAAAATTTCGCCAAGATCGAGCCCGGCCAGACGATTTTTGATGTGCTGCGGACTTTTGCGGCGAGCCGGGGCATGGTGTTTTATTCCATGCCGAACGGCACACTCGTATTCGGCCGTCCCAAAGACGGCGGCGAACCGCTCTACTATGTGATGACTCGCAAAACGGAGCCCCAGGAAAACAATATCCTGGAGGGGACCCTGGTTCAGGATATCTCCCGGCGCTACTCGAAAATCGTTGTGGTGGGGCAGCAGCAGGGGATGGACTCGTTCGGTTCAAGCGCGGTGAACACGAAAGCGACCGTGACCGACCCGTCCTTTCCCTTCTATAAACCTTATGTCGCAACGGACAGCAACGATTCCAGGAGCCCGAAGCTGCATGCACAGATGCTCCTGGAAAAAATGAAATACGAAGGGTTTCAACTTCAATACCGTGTCGCCGGGTATGCACAGAACGGCGCCAATTATAAGATCAATGAGATGTGCCGAGTGGTCGATGAGGTCTTCGAATTGGAGGAGAATCTTCTGATCTACGGGCGGACATTCGAGCTTTCAAAGGACCGGGGCAGTTGCACGATCCTGCGGCTCGGCCTGCCGGGGAGGGTTCAATGAGGGCGGGCGCGGGGATCGATCGCCTTGAACTTGGTGTTGAAGGGGCTCTTCCGTTCGGGCTGGAGCGTTACGGTTTCCCGCGCGGAGCAGCGGCTGCTTGTGACGTCCTTCAAAAAACGCTGAGCGCCGAAAGAGTCCGCCTGAATGACGATGGTCTCTTTCCCGAGATCGTAGGTCATCTGATTATCCCGGACGGCCTTTACCCTGCGTGCTTCCAGAGTGATGGTGAAGGGGCGATCATGCGGGACGGTCTTAAAAGATATTGCTTTTTCGTAGCAGGAATTACCCCAGGCAGGACCTGCGAGCACGGCAATTATCAGGACTGTCGAAACCAAGTAGCGCATGGAGGGATCATAGAATGATCCGGGGCATAATTCAACAGGTAATTGAGGGAGCCATCAAGCGTTTCACCGCTTCCGGCCGCTCTGACGAGACGATTGCCGACCGGGAATACTTCCAGCACTATGGCTTCACCTCCCGGCCGCTTGAAGGGGCCGAGGCGATTATCATCCGGGAAGGCAACCACCTCGTGATGATTGCCTCCGACGACCGGCGCTACCGGATCGCCCTGGAGGAGGGAGAGGTCGCCCTATATACCGACGAGGGGGACTACGTTCATTTCAAAAGGGGCGGAAAGATCGAGGTCCTCGCCGGGGCCAAGGTGAAAGCCACAGCGCCGGAGGTGGAGATCATCGCGTCCACCAAGATCACGATGACGGCGCCCCTCGCGGAGATCTCTGGCAATCTGCAGGTGGGCGGCAATATCGAAGCGGGCGGCCAGATCAATGACTCAGTCCGATCGATGGCTGCGGACCGGGCAATCTACAACGGCCATACTCATCCGGGAGGCGGCACTCCCAGCGGGCAGATGTAATGGACTTTGCACTCACGATCGACAACCAGACCGGCATCGCATCGATGAGCTTCGACCAGGCCGAAGACGGGAATCTCCTGAACAATATCTATCTGAGCCTGGCCATCCGCAAGGGCTCATTCTTTCAGAATCCCGATCTCGGCTCCCGGCTGCATCTACTGCAGCGGTCCAAAAACACCGGGCAAACCGAGGCCCTGGCCGCCGAGTACTGCCGGGAGGCACTGCAGTGGCTGATCGACGCGGTGCGGGTCTCTAAAATTGATATTTACACCGAGCGCGACCGGCGCCAAGACGTCCATCGCCTGCGAGTTCTGATCGAGGCGACCAAGGCGAACGGCGACCTGGTCACATTCACGACATTTGTGGAGGTGGCATGAGCTTTAAAAAGACGTTCGATCAGCTCCTCGATGAGATCCTGACCGACTGGCGCAACCAGCTCCCTGGGGCGGATACCTCCCAGGGGAGCCTGATTTTCATCAAGTCCGCGTGTCTCGCCTCGGCGCTGTGGGGCCTTTACAATTATCAGGACTGGATCTCCCGGCAGGTCTTTCCGGATACCGCCGACAGTGAATATATGGAGCACCACACCTGGGTACGTGGGATCACTCGGCGGGCGAGCGAAACCGATGCGGAGTTGCTTGCCCGGCTGCTCGAATATATCAGGCGGCCGCCTGCGGGTGGAAACCGGTACGATTACGTCAAATGGGCTTTGGAGATCGATTATGTGGCCGCCGCCTGGTGCTTCCCGGTGGCGCAGGGACCCGGCACGGTGGATGTCGTGATCCAGGCCGACGCCGACTATACCGGGAGCGAGATCCCGACCAGCCATACCCTGACCGGGACCGTCTCCGGCACGGCGGAAAACAAGCTGGTCGACGCAGGGGGAGGCTTCTCCGGAATCGTGCGGCCGGGCGATATCGCTGTCAATAACGACCTTGGGACCGAGGCGGAAGTGACGGCAGTGGACAGCGATACCCAGCTCACCCTGAGTTCCGATATCTTTACGGCAGCCGCACAGGCTTACACCCTCCAATCCCTGACCGTTCAGGTTAAGGAGTACATCGACACCGTGAGGCCCGTGACGGCCAGCGTGGTGCGGGTGCTGCCGCCGACCGTGCAGACGGAGAATGTCGAAATAGAAGCGGCGGGATTGATCGATGCGGCGCAGGCTGAATCCGAGATCGAGGCCTATATGAACGCTTTAGGTCCTGGCGATCTGCTCATCGTTGACCAGCTAAAGACCATCGCCATCAACAACGGGGCGACCCGGATCAACTCGATCACCCCGGCTGCCGATGTCACGCCGGACCCCTATGAGATGGTCCGGCCGGGCACGATTACCATCACGAGGGCGGCATGAACAATGCGGACGTCTTAAAGCTTTTGTTCCCGGTCGAGCTGCTGGGCGAATATGCGGCCGACATCTCGGCCGAAGGGGCCGAGTTGGACAAAGCCCAGACTTCGGCTGACACCCTGCTCGGCGAGATATTTGCCGACCAGGCGTACTTGCTCTTGCCGTCTTTCGAGCACACATACGGCTTGATTCCCGGTCAGGAGGACACCCTTCAGGTCAGGCGGGCCGCGCTCCTGGGAAAAATTCGTGATCGCGGTGGCCTTTCCAGACAGTATTTCATCGATCTTGCGGCCCGTTTCGGAATCACGATCACGATCGGCGAGTTCACCCTCTTTATGGCCAGTTGGAGCCGAGCGGGCGATCCGCTCAGCGTCGAGGGTGTCCAATGGCTCTGGCGGGTCAACATGCCGGAGGTCAACGTCGTCCAATTCCGGGCCGGACAGTCGGCAGCCGGTGAGCGCTTGGGCTGGTGGCGGACCGGCCTCCTGGAGGCACTTCTGGAAGAATTGAAACCGGCCCACACGGTACTTATCATTGCATACGTAACTTAATCGGAGGAGATCATGGCAAAAACAGTATTTGCAGACGGAAATCCGGCCACCGGAACCCTCGGGACGATTGTCACCGCAGCCTTTTTAAATGCCCAGAACAACCACCGGCACACTGGCCGGGACACGGACGGAGACGGTGCGATCGATTATGCGGCGGCCACGGGGGCGGGCAATGCCTATGCGATCGCCCTAACCCCCGCGCTGGACGCCTATATTGCGGGGATGCCGATCGTCTTCAAGGCCAATCACGACAATACCGGGGCGGCTACCCTTGCCGTGAACGGCATGGCGGCGAAGGCGATCAAAAAGAGCGGCAGCGTTGCCCTGGATGCTGGAGATATTAAAAACGGCCAGATCATCACTGTCGTTTACGATGACGTGAATTTTCAGCTCGTCAATAATGGCCAAGTTGATATGAGCCAGTTCGGCAGGAGCCTGAGTGTCACAGGATATCAGAAATTGCCGGGCGGCCTTATTGTTCAGTGGGGAAAAAACGAA